GTTACTGATTGGTCTTCATACTGTGTCCCTACAAGGACGAAGCGCGAGGGTGCGCCTTCAAGATAACTCATGATTTTAGTTTTAGAGTTGGGTTAGTTATTCAATCCTGTTGTCTTTCGCTATAAAGTGCGTTTGGAACCTCGGGTCGCCAACAGCTTCTAGGGCGTTTTGCACCGCTCTGGTGACGATTTCGGGATGGAACCCTTCAATAAGTTCTGAAGTTTGAACCGACGTCTCGCCATCAATTGAGTACGCAACACCGCCAAGATTACTGAGATCGGCGACTATGATGGGTCTTGGACGACGAATATATCGTAAGACATAGCGAATATAAGGAACATTTGTAATAAGTTCCAAACTATTATTGATATCATCAAATACCCCAGTATCCAAACGCAACGCATGATCCTTGTTGGGTTTACGAAAAGGATCCCCTACGTAGCTAGAATACTCATCATGAGTTATTGCATATACAGGTAACTGCTTTTTACCACAGACTGCTGTGTCCACATCAATGTGTTCAGATACAATACGCAGGACTTTATTCAGATCAAGGTTATTGAAGATCTGAGAGTCTGGGCTAATGTTGAAGTTCACATTGTAAGGAACCGCTTGACCAGGCAAGATGATCTCTTGCTTGACTAAGTTAGAGAGTTGACGACGACGTGTCTCACTTGCTTCAAAACCTTCGAGCCTTGTGTTGGATCTCTGTCTGTAAGCATCTTTTACCAACTCTTCCTGCGCACGCGAGAGGAACAAACTCCTCGCATAAGCATTAAATCCGGGAGCTGAATTGCCCCCGGCATATTGGTAGTTCAATAGAAATTCGTCATCAAACTCAGTAGCAGTCATTATTCACGGGCTTTTTCTACCTGACTTTGAAGAGTGAGAAACAACTCGTTGTTGTTATCATCGATCAAAAAGTCTACGGCACCACGAAGATCGGAACTTCCTCCCGCAAGTGCAAGTGGCTTACCGTCTTTGGTATAGTACAGACCGTTCATTCTTTCCAGAACCTGCAGCTGTACTGCGTCGTGAATAAATGCTCGTACCTCCAAATTAGGATCACCGGCAATCTCCAGAAACTTAGTAGGCTCTGCATCAACCAGCTTGTCAATCTCTTTGATCAACCAGCTGTGGTTATTTGCATTAGTTGGAAGTCTTGAGCCACCCATGCTTTCAATCAAGATGTGACGCAGCATAGTTGCGTTGTTCTTGAGCTTGTTAAAATGCACGTATGCCTCAGACTTAGTAGTAATGCTCTCAGCCTCTCTGCGATCACGGAGACTTTGATCAACGATCATAAACTTGTAAGTCGCCTTCGGATTGTTACGGTACTCGTCCTCACTTGGGGCAACAAGATCTTTTTGAGCTCTGGCCACCAAATAAAACAAGTAATCCTCTGGTTGATTGAGCTTAAGGACACGACCTAGTTTACCCAGACCAATCCGGTAATCTTTCCAGAAAGTACTGTTACGATTACGAACATCAAGCCAACCCTTCTCATGATACAGTCTTTCCTCAAGGTACTCACGCTCCTCAACACTGTTAAACGGATTCACCCTACCTCCTGCACTAGACTTAGGAAGATCATATTCAATAGCGGTCTTATCACCAAGACCTTTAGTGAATGGATTAAAACGAGTTCGTTGTTCTCTGATGAACATTGGTGCCTTCTCAACCAGTTCGATCTTTACGGTTTTGTCAGGCAATAAAAAAGTCGGCGTAGCCTCAGCAACTGCTGTTTGACTAGCCGACTTGGATTTTCTCTGTTGAGCCATTGTTGTTTATTATAACGTCGTTACAATAATACAACAATTTCCGTAACACTCTCTACTTACGCAGACAGGATGTTAGGAATGAGACTCATAGTACGCTCTGGATCGCGAAGGATCACACCGAACTGACAGAACAAGGTAACAGTCCAGGCATCCTTGCGGTTTGCCATCTTGTTATAGTTTGTTCCAGAGTCAGCAGAGAATGGTGATCTCAGACCTTCTTCGATACCACGAATGTACTCAGCTCCCTTGACGTATGCCTTCTGCATGTTAGGAAGACCTTGTACAGTTCCGATATCAAAGATGTCGTAACGATAAGACTCGGCCTTACCACCGTCAGGGTGATTGATCTTGTGACGTACCTGGTCACTGTAGTTGTGGTCAACCTCAACGATCACACGGATGCTGTTGGCGAACAACCACTCAGTGAACTGGAATCCACCCTGATATGCCTGAGAGTGCAGAGGGCTGCTTGTTGGACGGTAAGAAGCACCAGCGTTAGTGTCGCGAACGACGCTGCTACCAGTTTGAGTCCAAGCTGTAGCCTCAGCCTTGGCAGCTTCGTGGAATTGCTTAGCACCACGCTCACCAGTACGGAGCATGAATACACGCTCGTCCATTCCGAGCTTACCTTCAGACAGAGTCAAGAGCGCATTCTCGAGAGTGCTCAGCTGGAAGTCAGTGTAGTAGTACACGTTAGAAACCTCCATCATCTCACGAAGACCAGCTCCGATCAAGATCTCATTCTGAGAAGGACCAGTCATGTAAGAACGACCTTCCGCATCGCGGTTGCTGCGTCCATAGTACATGGCCTTAACTTTTTCCTCCATGAACTCATACTCAAGAATGAAGTCTTCGTACTCAATCCAAGAGACGATAGCCTTGTCATTCCGAGGATCAGGGAAAGCAGTAGCCAGCTTCCGAGACTTCATGTTACCAGGAATGGAGTTCTCCTTACGAACAGTTGTGAAACCGTTGCGGAATTCGATAGGAGTTACCCGGCGGATACCAGTACCACGAATGGACATTGTGCTCTCTACTGGAGAGAATTCAATGCTGAACAACTTACCAGCAGTCAGTTCAGAACCTGGGATTCCATCAGGGCTAGACAGTGCAGATACACAAGTGTAGATCCACTCTTCAGCGGCACCACGACGAACAGACTCGATGTAGATCGGATAGATTTCGTTCTTCTCACCAACGATTACGTGACCTTCGTCGAACCACTTCTCGGGGAAAGTCAGCTCAAAAGGCATGTGGTTTGCACCAACACGGGTGGTTGAACTAGTGATCGTAGAACCTTTCCAGCTACCACTGACCAGTTCGATGTTCCGGTTGTGATCACCCTGGAGCTTCCAGAAATAATCATCATCGGTTTCGAACGTCTCAGATGGCAAACCATCGAGGTACGTTTCAATGTTGCTGCCATACTTGTTGGACAGCATCTTGTTCATCACTTTACCAGCGTACTGAGGAGCAACCTCATACAGCGAGTGGAAGTGGTTGTTACGAACGAGGCCTGCCATTGCTTTGGCCTCCGTAACCTGAAAGGGACTAACTTGCATAGATCGGGTTTTAGATTAGTCGGGGTTTATATTTACTTGTCAAACAATAACTCCAAAGCACCTTCGATACCTTGGAATGCGTTATCAGGGTTATTCGAACTACCTGACTGAGGTGCAGTTGCACGTCCGCCGGTAGCGCTGCCTCGGCTACCTTGACTGATAATCTGGTCAAGTGCTTTGGTAGCATTACTCGCCGATTTACTAAGCAATGGTGTCAGATCAGTAAGACCCTTGGTCATTGCCAAGATCCAGTTGATCTTAACCGTTGTATCCACAGGATCTTTTTCAAGCTGTGCCTGCAGATAGTTCATCGGCTTGTTTTCGGTACCGTAGTTCTTCGTGGCATATTCCATAATGCTATCACGAAGCTGATCGGTAACCTTGAGTCCGAAGAGCTTATCAGCTTTTTCAACCTTTGTCTTTACTTCATCAGCAGTCTTCTTGGTATTTTCAACCTCAGTTGCTTTATTCTGAATTTCTTCATCAATCTGAGATTGAATCTGATTATCGTACCAACCCTTCATGGCATCTCTAGCTTCCTTGGAAGCCTGAGCTAAATCTTCCTTAGATATAGCCCGAGCCAGAGTATCTGCATCTTTTTCAGAATAGTTCTTGACTTTGATCATTTGTTGAGCAATCAGCCTGCGCTTTGGAATCTCATACTGATCTTCGCTGCTTTCAAGTATTGCATCACTAATCTTGTCAAGAACTTCACGCTCTCTGCGATTGTCTTGGAAGACCTGAACATCAACACCTGCTTCAAAGGCTTTAACTGCTTGCTGCTGCAGTGGGGTCAAACGATTCATAGGACCATCCTGGCGCTTTGCTTCAATCCGGTCGTACAACTCTGAAAGGTCACTTACGTCTTTAGTGACTTCTTTCAGGTCATCTGGACTAAGGGCCCCCTTATCAACATACATTTGAGCGACGACTTCAAACGGTGATTCTGTTGAATCAGAAGCCCCCGGCTCAGTACTGTTGGATTGTCCAGAAGTTTGCCCACCAAAGTCGTCAAGCTTTGATAAGTCATCGGGGAGTTCAATAAGATCACTTGGTTCTGATGGAGGGTCTGCTGGTGCGGGTGTTCCTGAATCAGGGGTTGGATCCCCTCCGCCAGTATTGTCCTCAGTTCCAAGAAGTTCTGCGAGGTCGAATGTCACTTCGGTGTCGCTGGTATTACTTTGAGCCATAATTATAAATTTTCGTCAAAACAAAAATACCCCGGTGTAAACCAGGGTATTAGTATATAGACGTAACGAAATGCTACAGTTTTGGAGGGGCTCTCCTATCAATATCCGGAGTAGTATCCGGAGTATTTGGAGTACCCATTATGTATAGACTACCTGTCGGCATATCCATAGGATTCTCCATCATTTGTCTGCGAAGCTCACGTACCTCCTTTAGTCTTTTTTGAATACTATCCATTTACTGCAGCTTTATTGGATTTGACCTTACGTTTTTGAGAACGTAATTCAGACTCAAGATCCTTCATGTCTTCCATAAGCTTGTCTCGCTTCTGAGTAAGTTTGGCAATATCTTTTTCGTTCTCAACGTTACCAAAAGATTCAGCTTGAATAAGAGCCTTCTCAATAGCAATGTTACCGTCATAGATAGTATCCCAACGCTTATCCATACGATCTTCAAGACGCTGCTCTTTAGCAGCATCGATATTCATCTGTTGGAGTTCTTTCTTTTGTTCGTAGTCTTCGTTACGTCTTTCACGCATCTCTTCCTGAGCTGCTTGAAGAGTGAGACGCTTCTCAGTCAATGATGCTGAGGTGTACAGATCAACAAGTGTAAGCAGTGACGCTTGATCATTTTGCATAGCCGCTTGACCCAGCATATCCATAGCTTGATCAAGTCTACGTACTGTGGACCCATCTACAATATTAATGTCGTAGTTGCTGTCTGCAAACTCATCACCGTCCACATCAAAAAGCTCAAGGCTACCGTTGTCCAAAATGTACTGAGCTTGGAACCTTTTGTTACGCCACAAATACTTGCAGGTTTCTACAAGTTGACGAGTAACACGAAGTTTGGTTTCTTCGTGCTCTACAAACAATGGCTCTGTAATACTGGTAGACTGAAGAAGACTCTGCTGAATACCACTGGCTGTTTCACGATCCTTGGTCTGTCCTTCACGCTGCTTGGTTACACCGGTAACAATACTTACTTGCAGCTCGATGAACTGAAGCATGTTGACCAGCTGCTGAATGTAGTTTCCGATATCGGCATACAGCATTCTGCCTGTGGTATTGTAGTTACCACCAAGGGCACCCTTGTGCATACCCTCAGACTTGGTGTTGAATGAGTCAACACGCAGTACATTCATCTTACGCGCGTAGAACATCCACTTTTCAAAAGACCACTTGTCTGGTTTTTTGGCGTCATCCATCTCCATGATAGGAGGCCACCAATTGACCATTGCATTACGCAGGCGATCCCAGATCAGGTTGTACATGTACTGATAGGTCTTGCATCGATCCATCAGAGATACACCACGACCACCATTGGTATTGTAAACGGTACCAACGATCGGTGGCAATACAATAGATGGGTTGGTCATGTCAACCACTTGTATCTGACACGGACCACCAAAGTAAGTATCGTCTCCAATCTTGTAAGCATCCCACCACCAGTTTACCCAGATGGTCTTGACATACTCTCCCTTGGATTCATCAGGAATGTATGTCTCAGGCATGATCATAGTTTCTTCCTCACCAGTTGCTGGGTTGGGATACTTTACGATCTGTACAGGTTTCTTGGATCTCCAAAGAACTCTAAGCTCCCTGATGTTTCCAGCAGTATCATAGTATGGACCAAACGTGTGCCCATTGATACCAGCAAGTGCCTCAGCAATATCGATTGTCTTGAGAACAGGATCATCGGTCTCGAATGCAGACGATGTAAAGTAAGGCTCTTTACCGCCTACATAGTTATCCTCACCAGGAGCAGAGTAACCATGGGTATGGTCTTCGATCTGCTTGATGTCTTTCTTGGAAAGATTCTCATGATGACGATCCAGTATTTGACCAAGACTCCTGTAGTTCTCGATCACAATAATGTCGGCATCCTCAATACGATTGGAGTTACCGTCCATGATCGTGTATACGTTCAGTGGGTTCAGCACCTCCATGTTAGGCTTATCGCCAATAGGACTCACATCGTAGATCTCCTCAGCAGACAGGAGAGCATTTTTGAATCCATCATTAAATTTCTTACGAAGCCTCAGATCTTGAAACAAATACTTGATGATCCGATTGGCTCTGATCTCACGCTGATCTTGAAAGTTGGTCAACAGTCTTTTGCGCTCTTCGGCCATGATCTGTTTTTTCTGATCATCTGTAGTTTCAGGATCATTTAAAACAGCTTGAATAGATGCAGTCAAAGCTTGAGTCATAGCCTTTTCTTTATCAGACAAGGCTGTGGGATTACTAACTGCGGCTACAGGAATAAAGCTACGCTGACTCTCTTCACCAATAAGAACATTGAACTTACTTGTAAGGATCGGGTGGTGTGGAATCTCGGTACTCATGGTTCCATCCATGATACGATCCGGATCGGTGAGGTTTAGAATGTCATCTTTGTTGAGCTTACCGTCCCAAAGATCAAAGTTGATAGCTTTTCTAGAATGGTCAACACGAATCCTCGAAGCATGCGCAGAGCCAATATGCTCAACGCCCTCGATATTGTCGATCAGCCAACGCTTCGATTTTTTCTTCGACGTTGGAATAACTTGCGGGGGTAATCCGCTGTATCTCACTTTTTTCTCCATAACTAAATAAGCCTTTCTGCTTTAGGCGGTTCATGTGCCGACTGTATATGTCGTCTTCTTGCTCAACAACTCGGTTGGGCTTTTTCTCAGGTAAACTCGTAGTATCTCCCCAAACAGCATCAACACCCCCGAGATAAAACATCATATCGGCATACAAAATAAACAATTTTTCCGCAGCTGACACACGGTCAAAGTTTCCATCTGCGTTATAATCGCGTGTTTCTACCGTGAGACCTAGGGAATTAAGCATCATGGCATTCGTAATTCCTTCGTCGTGTCGAACGGCCTGCTTTCTCAACCAGGTGTTGTAAACCTGTCGACCAAACTCGTTGATAGCAGCAGTTGCCACAACACCGTAACTTTTGTTCAAAGCATCAGGTCTGGACTTACTTACGTCCATACTGTAAAGAACCTCAGGCGTCTTAGCCAAAAGATGTAGACTATTCTTATTACGGAAGTGTGTGTAAAAACCTTTTTTGTTGTTTTCGTACAGACATATGGCATTGTAGTACATAAGCAGCAAACGGCAGTTCTCGTACCAATCATCAACCACCTCTGTACGTCCTGTGTACTCTGCAACAATGGTCTCCGTGTACAAGTCCATTATCAAGCAACACTGCAGCGATCCCTCCAGTCCATCATCATCAACCGGGTCGACCGCAGCTATGTATCTGTATGGAAACGGTAATCCCTCCTTCATAGTCTTGGGGTGTACGAATATCTCAATACAACCCTCTTCACCATACTTTATATCGGGTGGGTGCTCTCTGAACGGGCGGTCATCTGTATTCTTCCATCGGATCTTGGTAGTATCATTCGGATCTCTTGTGACAAAGCCAGTCCAATTGGATGCAAGTATTCTAGGATTGGCCCGTATACGCTCAAGGTTAAGATCGAGGTCTTTACCAGGAAACTTGTTTTGACCTGTAGTCAAGAATGCCTCCGATGGTTTCCTTGGACGGTTCTGCTGTTCAGCCTGAAATGGTACCTGAGACTTGGCCTTCTTAAGACGGTCTCGTTCTTTGGTCAATACCAGATCTGCAAGTTCAAAGTCTGTGATCTTTTCGGGACCCTTCTTGAAGTCATTGATAGCAAAGTCTGCAGGAACAAACATCCCGATCTTACCCTTACCCTCCCAGGTATCCTCGAAAGACAAACAATCAAATTCCTCAGGATTGTAGAATACTTTCTTTGCAGCTTCTGTAGAACCTCCGGCCATGTCACCACCGGTACCAAACATCCAGATAGTACCAAACTTGAACGAGCCATCCATAGTGGTATCCTTCATCGCACCAAGAGTCTCGATCAAAGATCCAAACAGTCCGATCTCTTCAAGGAACGCTTTTGATGGACGGGTACCGTTACCAGCAAACGGGTTCGAGTGAAATGTCCTGTGGTGCAGCTTACTGCCTGACAGTGTATTCTTTGCACCCTTCTTACCATCGGCATATGTACCTGTTACAGATATAGCCAACGGACTGGGGAACAAATCATCCTGAAACTGAAAACTACCCGGCAGATGGTCAACACCGTTTATGTACTTATCCATCAGGTCATTACTGTACTGTGCAGAAATTGCACCTACCAGTGTCTCCGATGTCATTGGCATATCATTCTGACGTGCGGTTATATACGCATCGTAGTCATGGCTACCATCAAAAGCAAAGTTGTGAAATATCTGTACGGATGCCCAGTAACTCTTACCGCCACCACGAGCCTCGATATCGATAACATTCTTGGCTTGGTTCTCGTACAACGGTTTACCAAGATCCTTACCATGGTTGCGCCTTAAGTAATCGTACGCGGGTATGTAGTTTTTCTTGGCAGCTTCCTCAGCTGTAATTAGCCCGATTGAAATGTTAAAATCAAGCTCTTTAGGGTCGTACCGACGGTCGCAGGTATTTTCTGTATCATTAGTAAATCCAGAAAAACCGTATGCTTCTGTAGCAATGTAGGCTTTCTCCCAGTCAATGTCCCTGAGCCAGGGTCTTGCGATTACCTTACCGGCATTCTTTCGGCTTGCGTCATTAAGCTTGATATGCCAAATGTTGCAGTAAGTATAGAGTTCTCCGGGCATCCATTTACCACCAACCCAGTAACCCTCCATACAGCGACGCTTGATCTCACGCCAATAGTTGATGCGTTCAGTCCTTTGTGTGATAGGATTGAAGTCAGGAAATTCTTTCTCCAGAAACGCATCATTACTGATCATATCAAGCCTTGCTCTGTTTCAGACATATTACCTGAACCCTTCTTACGATCTTTCTCCACAATGATCTTACCACGTATGGTCTCCAAGGCGTCGTATATCTTGTCGGAGTTGGTAAGCATTTTTTCAAGCTGATCCGCAGTACCCTTGACAACCCTGGTCTTACCAGTGAGTTCGTCTGTAATGTAGTTGTCCAAGGTATACTCTGTTTCACGCAAGAACTTGTCACGTTGGTTCATCTTCTCAACCAGTGTAGCATAGTGTCGCTGAGCCGGGGTCGTACACATCTCTTCAACCAAGTCTTCAAGATGCTCTAACTGAGACCAGTCGTAATTAGGATCCCCAAGTACCTCACGAGCAACTGCCTTCTTGCGTTTGTCAATTGGCATGTGCCTGTAGAGATTCGTAGGATCAGCATCGTACAAAAACGCCAAAGCCCACATTTCTCGTGAGCTTCGGTGTTTTGTAGTCTTGCCGTCTTCCTGACTACGATCTTTGTTGTAGTGAGCTTTGAAGACTTTGACGTTCAGCCAATGACGATTGGTTTCCCAAAAGTTGTTGGATGTGTCATAGTTTACAAGCAGACTATCACTCATTTACAACTTCTGGAAGATTCAACTCCTTACGACGAGCAGCTTCTTTCTCAGCTTTCTCGGCGTAATACTTTTGCTTGAACTCTTCGTTGGGTTCGTTCTCGATATCACGAGACCACATAGAGTCCATGATAGCTACGGCCCAAGACGGATCGATAATAAAGAAACCGCTACCGTTACCCCACATAGTACGCTGGGCACCATTAGAAAAGAAGCGCTCGTTCATCATAACCCAGTCACCTGGTTTGATCACAGTCTGATCTGGACCAACTCTAACAACTTCAAACGTATTGGTCTGAAGCATCATGTTCTTGTCTTGCTTGACGTAAGAGTCAGGGTCAATGCGCAACATGATCCGGTCAGTGAGAGGCGTAGCGATGGGCTGATCAGTAAGATAGGTCAGCCATGCAATACGCATCATTTCGTCGTCAAAGTTTTTGAGCCTTTCTTCGTCGGAAAGAGATTCGCCACTGTTGATCACGGATGCACTGGGCAACGCATCCCTACGAGTCAGCTCCTTGTTGAGAGCTTTATTGTTCTTGCGATTGTTGAGGTTCGCAAAGGCTTGGTTTTTATTTTTCGCCATTTTTGAGGAATTTACTTTTTAGTCTCTGTAAACGTTTTTCGCTGATGCGAAATGTTCCAAGGTGTTTGTGAATGAAATAAGGTCGGTCGTCTTCTGTGGTTTCTTCGGTAAGTTCGTCGTTCGTGCGTATCGTATCCACAGTGTGTTTCCATGGCGCCCTGAACATTAGTTCTGCGTGATCTGGAGATATCCCCATCTCTGCGCCAACCCGTCTAACAATTTCACTCACCCTCTTCTGCATGACTAAATCCAATTACAAGATTGAAGTTTTTAATCAGAGGCAGTGTGTAGATATCGTCTATCCACTCAGTCTTTGTGTTCGTAGCTGAATCAACTTTGGATTTGATGAATCCCTTCGAGCGAATACGAGACAAGGATGTGTTGAAGTTACCTTCGGTCAAATCCAGTAAGTCTCGTATATCCGCTCGGTTCGAATACTTGAGAGCCTCGTCAAGACTCCCTTTGCCGGGGGAACACTTTAATATCAAATGCGTAGCAATATCTATTTCTGCAATTGTCAACGAATGCGTAATGTTTCTCGTGAACTGCAAAAACTTACGAATCTGCTCTTCTCGGTCAGGAGTTCTTACATTGATATTCGGTTTCATTCTCGCAAATATAACAAAAACTGTTAGAGAACTGCAAAATCAATAACAGAGCGTAATGGCCAATCTACTTTAGGGTCACCCATCTTGTGCAAAACCTCACCATTACGTTTGTAGTCTCTCTTGTAAAACATCTCTGGTTTGTAGTTCTGAGGAACCCATGTAGCACCGATCAATGTCTTGTCTGGATTGTCTTTACCTACAGGGTAAATAAAGATCTTCTGTACATAAACACCTTTGAGTTGGTATACCACCTTTTGACATAGTGGAAACCTTACGTCTGAATCCCTGCGTCCAAATCTGTTGATTGCAGCCTTTACATCTATGACACTATAATACGCACCGGTAACATCTTGGTTTGCCCAAAACAACGCGCTTGTTGAATCCTTACTTGTGCGCTCATTGTATGGAACAAACAACTTACCCTTAGCTTCTGGTGCCCAGTAGAACACAAAGTCAGGTGTGTACGTCCATGGCTTAAATAGCTCGCGTGTAGTTTCTGTGTTTTTTGTAACACCGATCTTCTGAAAAGGAACCTTTACGGCTGGTGTCAATTCATACGGTAATGGCAAAATATCCACGGTAACCAGTCCAGCTGCTTTCGCTTCATCAAGCCACCACTGAAAGATTTCCTCGTGTGTAGAATCAAACTTTCTGCTCATGCTACAATAATACAAATTCTGTAATAACTTCTACAAAGCACTATTGTATCTTTGATCAAACTATATTTTGCAATGAACTTCAAAAAACTTTGGTTAGGCGTCAAGTCACTGTTCGATGCTCAGTGGGGCATCAACAGAGAGGTTAAACCCTTTGTACTTGACAGCACGAACGCTGGTTCGTGGCCGACTGATGAAGAAGGCAACTATTTAGAGTTTGATTACTTTATAGTTGTAGAGGATGCTACATTTAGTGCGTTCTCTGGAAACACTTCAAGCGGATCGGCTACTTTGACAGAACTTGTAGCAGGTATCCAAATACCCCTTAAGGTTAAGCAAGGGACTACACTTTCTGCAGGAAAAATTATTATGTACGCTCAACCCGCATACTAATGAAAGCATTAGTTGGGCCAAAACCTTGGTGGCAAAGGGTAGGGTTTATTCAATCTATTGGTAACTTATTATCATGTACTAGGAATCTTCATGATAACTGGGATACAACTGTGCCAAATACTAGTTTATGGTCTTTCGATATAACATCGCAAAGTCATCCTACAATTTTTCCTCTAAAGGTTAGTCCTACTGACAAATCAACGACAGTATACTTTGACTTTGATTATAATACTTTTTTAGTAAATCCAAACTCGGGTATAGTTTCTCACACAACTGCGTATTTAAAAGAAAACACTCAATACACAGTTTCTGTATATGTAGCAAAAGGTCTTTTTGATATAGACTTTAGATTGGTTATTGAATCTCAAGGACTTGCATCAAATGTAGAGTATTCTGGTAATGTTCAATCAAGCGCTAGTGGATCAACCGCTACTTATGATTTCCAAAGAGTTAGTCACACGTTTACTATAGGCTCTGGAAAATCTGCAAACTACTCACTTAAAATTTTAGGTGACGGTTCAGCATCTGCGTTTTATAGCGGAACTATAGTAATTGCGTTTCCGGCAATTCATAAAGGTGCGAATGCCAAAAAGTGGTCAGACATATGTATTACATCACTATCGTTTGATGCACTGACTTTTTTCTACAACTCTCTTAGGTCTAGAGTTTCAGAAGGATACGGTAGTGTTGGATACTCTTTACAAGTACTCAAAGACTCTTTATTTAAGTCCAATCGTACAGACGCTAAGATTGTCTATGTCCCTGGAGCAAGTATTAGGGAGTCAAACTACGTTGACACTAATGACATGACTAGCAGCCAGTGGCTCAATCAAAATGTTGTTACAGTAACAAATCTTGGTACCAACGGTGTTCCAGATAATCTTACCGCGTTTAAACTGACATATTCTTCTGAAAGTACAACAAGACTTGTCGATGTACATCAAAGGGTGCCTCCAGCTGGTACTATTATTAAAATGTCCATGTACATTAAAAAGGAGAATAGTGAACGAGGCAGACTTTATACCTATGTAGTTGGTCCTCAAACTACAGTTTTCAATATTTCATGGGAATATGACTCAGATGACATTGTTACAATTACAAACAGTCCAGCTGGATCTACAAACATTGTGGAGCCAGTCCCTGGTTTTCCTGGGTGGTCACACGTAACAATGTACAACCCAATGCCTTCTGGTACGATTACTAACTGGAACACTCAGCTCTACCCATCATACGACACCCCAGCAATAAACAAGTCAACTACTTTTGCCGGAATAACGCTTACTGACAATCTTTCTCAACCAGAGCTTGAGCGTCTAGATGGAACTGCTTCTTATGTAAGTCATAAGGCACTGCCTATCATTCCTTCAGACAATAGTGCAGACCTTACAATATCCAGAACCTCTGAATCTTTAAAGAGAGTATTTGATGCAGAAAACCAAAAAGATAGGTGGAAGCATATCTTAGAAGAAGAGCCTAGATTCGAATACACTGGTATTAAGAACCTAGTTGAAAATAACAGTACGTTTAGTGATATCGGTGGTTCAGACCACAGGATCTCCCCCTTAGGAGGAATGACCCTTGGAGATATCTCTAATGTTACTGATGAGGACGGAAAGCCATTCCTGAGATATGAATTCACCCAAGGGACAACAGGTCATGCGTTTAGGCTTAATGATATTTATTTCCAAGAAGATCAAGACTACTCAATTGGTTTGTTTGTAAAAGGAAACAGTTCCGCTGTTTCTGACCTGACTCTTGAGATAGACCAAGGTGATGATACAGCCCCTAGAAAGGAAGCTGCTTTTACCACAAGCTTTGTAAAGCACACTTTCTATGATGAGTACTACAACCGCACTTCCCCCAACTTCATAGACTTTAACTTCAAGAACGGAGTAAATGGAGTTACATACGTTGTGGAAATCAAAGCTTTGGGAATGTTTCTTGGAAGCGATTGGTTTGAAGACTACAATGATGGTGTTGATTATGACCTTTATGAAAAGCCATTAGGTCATTTGATCCACCGTCAAACAACAACATATACCATTAACTCTGCTTTTGATGGAGCTGTTTCCGGTACAAATGATGCAATGACTCTTCCAACAAGCGGGTCATTTTGGTTCAAAAACAATGGCGATAATTTGAATCTGACTGTAACCCCCAACAAATACATTGATGGGGCAAATAGTCTTTACATTGATGCAGAGGCTGCTAGACTATGGATGGCAGATTCATTTGAAGCAGACACTGGTGAAGTTCATACTATGGCCATGTGGGCAGTCTTTGATGACTCTGGTCATAGTATAAATAATTACCTCTCAACAAACTCTGGAGTAAATTTAACCAGACAGTGGTATATCGATGGTATTGCGGCCAACGGGGTTGATATACCTCTTCCAGGGTTGCATTTAGTTCACCTGGTTGCCACAGCTAATGCTGATGGGTTGACTGTAGATTTTCGAGCAGGTGTTGGGGTGAACAGCACGAGGACATGTGCCTTAGAAATCATACACCTCCTTAAAACAAACATTAGTTATCCACCTCAAGTACCCATTCTTACTGGGTCTGGAGTTTCCTCTAAGACCTTGCTTGCAGATCTGGTTCGTAATGACGGATTGGTAGGCAAGACTCCAAAAACCGAGGGGTATGCTTTTGCGGACTTTGAAGTTCCTGTCGGGGCTTCTGGGAACTCCAAGTATATACTTTCATTAAATGATGGTACAGTCAGTAATCGAATTATCATTTACATAAACGGGTCTGATAAAATCGAGGGTACTCTTATTCAAGGAGGTACTCAAATATTTTCGGCTCAGACACCTGCTGCTGTTATTGAAAGACGGAAGAGGGTTTGCTTTAAGTTCAATGGTACTACCGCAAAGCTATTTGTAAATGGATCGTTGGTAGATACGGACGCCAATACGTTCAATGGCTATGAACTTGAACCTAGGCAATTGGATGTTGGTCACAGGGTTACTGGTACCAATGTTATAAATTCAAGAATCATTTCTGTGTCTGTAGACAACAGAGAAATCACTGACTCGGAAGCTATCGCCATGACATCGTTTGGTGAATTTGTTGCAAACGATGCTCTTGACAGATATGTCCTCTTCCAAAACAGAGTACTCTTGAATCGAGGTACAATGTATGGTGACCAAACCACAACTGTTAATATAATAGACGGTATCTAATGAATTTGTTTGACAGATCTTCACTAGCATTGAATCCAGATGGTGCCAAAGATGGAAAGCTCTACTCTATCAGGCCCACAGATGGAAGTGGTGACTTCACCTTTTCAAGAGGTTCAAACCTTGCTGCTACTAGGGTAGATGAGAATGGATTGATTGAGAAGGGTAGGGAGAATTTTTTGTTGGAATCTAACAACTTTGATGAAGTTTGGAATAAATCCAGTTCAAATGTAACTTCTAGTCAAGCAGGATATGATGGCACAGCAGATGCTTGGAGTGTATCTAAAACTGCTCAATTTGGAAGACTTGAACAAACAGTTGTCTTATCGGGATTAACAACAATGAGCGTGTACGCTAAAGCCAGTACTAATGACTGGATAGCTATGCGTCACTCAGCAGATGGCTCATCAATTGCAAACTTTGATTTGACAAATGGTGTCTTTGGAGCTATTGGATCAAATGTGGTAGCAACGAATTCAGTAAGTGTTGGTAGCGGATGGTATAGAGTATCCGTAATATGGAACTACACTGGATCCTCTGGTGTTAGAATTCATCCAAGCGCAAGTGACAACATTGGTGGTACAACAGCTACAATTTTTATTCAGGATGTACAGGTTGAGCAAGGCCTAGTAGCAACAGACTACATGGACACTAGCACTGGTGTCAACAAACTCCTCTATTCAAATAACTTTGAGAAATCAGCATGGCCTGTTGGCACCCACTACACAGTTACCCCTGATCAAGAAGGACATGATGGAACAACCAACGCTTATTTGTTAAACAAAACAAGTGGAGGCAACGATTACTTCCGTCAGATGGACGTTAATGTTGATGGACAAGCAACCACAAGCATTTATGCTAAAGCAGGGACCGTTAATCACTTAATGATCTATCTGAACGGGTACATTAGGGTCAACCTAAACAATGGTGATGTTGAAAGTACTGGTGGAGTATTTGAATCTTATAATGTAGAAAGAATTGGTAGAAATGGTTGGTGGAGAATTAGTCTTACTATAGCCAGTCATCCCAACTTTGTATATTTTAAGCCACAAATAGGTAATAATGTTGATGGTATCGGGAGCATATACATTCAACACGCTCAGACTAATGAGGGTGCTGATACATTACCTTATGTAGAAACACAAGGGACTACTGCATACGCAGGTGTACTAGAAGACCTCCCAAGAATAGACTACACTGGTGGCACACCATCATTGTTGTTGGAGCCGAGTAGGACTAATTTGATTCCGAATAGTGAATATTTTGACTCATGGACTACACTAGGAAATGGAACTGTTACACAGAATTATGGAATAAGCCCGGAAGGAGTTCAGAACTCATCAAGATTTCAAGCTGTTACAAGTAGTGATAGGGTGTATATCGGAGTGGGCTCAGTAAATGCTAATGAAACTTTTAGTGTTTATATGAAAGGTTCCGGGCCTTTACTAATTGATATTGGTGGTGGTGGTAATAATTTCTATCCTAATTTAACAAGTGAGTGGGTTAGATATGAATTTACAACTTCACAAAATGGCACTAATAGTAATATTCAGTTTAAAGGAAATAATGGAACATTAGATGTAGAACTATACGGAGCGCAGTTTGAAAGAAATAGTTACCCCACATCCTACATTCCCACTTATGGTGCTACCGCCACTAGATCAGACGACTATTATTCCAATACATCTTTGTCAAACATAGGTAGTACTGATAGATGTACTTTCTATTGTGAAATAGATTTACCGCAGGGGAGAGAAGGATCTCCGTACTTTTTGAGATTTGATAGTCCTGCTTCAAGCTTTGGTTGGAAGGGTAACTATGTTCCAAGTCCTATAATTTCAGTTATTGGTACTGGAAACATTACCAATAGTGATACCATAACCGTATCTACTGGAGTTCACAAGTTAATAATCCGCTGGGAAAATGGAGTAGGTTCTATCTTTATTGACGGGGCAAAGAAAACTGAACAAATTACAAGTAGTGCTACTGAAGTTTTTGATGAGTTTAGATCTCAAGGAACAGGGTATAGACACTTGCAAAAATCTGTTTTAGTATTCCCAGAAACCCTATCCGACGCTGAATGTATAACACTAACAACATGAGGACATTCCGTAAATACGAATTCGTAAATGCTGATACAGCCAAGGCAGCTATCACTGCTTTAGGAGAAGAGCATCCCCACAGTGTAGTAGAACTTGGTCACATTGTAGAGACTCCTGGTGACGAAGAGAATCCCCCAGTAATGTCAACCACATACCACGTTGATGTAATGTGGAAAGGTGAAGTTGACCCATCCTGGGATGACCATATGATTTGGTGCCCACCTATGGGACTCCATGTATTTGGTAGTAGCTCTGCTATTGCTGAGTGGATGAAGACATGCAAAGAATTACATCCTGAATATTTCCCTGAACCCGAAGAAGAATGATTACAGCTAGATACGTCTTTCCAAACAAAGAAACTGCAGAGACTCGTACTTCTTACTTAGCAGTCGATGGTCAAACTATAGCTTCTATTGTTTTTATTGGTCCCATTAAAATCTACGGGCCAGACCCAAAAGATCCAGAGCAAACGATCGTAACAAAAGAGCACGAAGGTTACCATGTGGACATTCTTTGTTATCCAATAGTAGATGCTTCTAGGGATCCTGAAAATCCTATTATATCAAAACCCGACGCTCTTTCACTTCTAAACTCTTATGAGGTAGAGCCAGTAAATCCATATCATACTTTTTAATTAAAACTAATTATGGCTAACGTAACTATTACAAATGATAACGACTTTAAGAAGATTTATCTTTCTTCTGATAGTGCAACTATGAATGCTGATTATCCAGTAGTTCTTGTATACATCCAAGAAGTTCTTAGATATACTTTGGTTGTTGGAGGATCAGTTTCTATCAATGGTGTTGATTATGAAACAACAGGTGGTGCTCAAAATCTAGATTGGACTTCTACTTTAACAAGTATTGGAACAAGATATATTGAAGAAATTAGTGCTGCTACATTTGGTTTGACAGAACCTATTTTA